GGGGGTGTCTGGTACATCAGCGATGATGTGCTCCAAATCAGGTTTGCACCTGATAAGTTGCAGTAGCATTTGGTCTAATCGACCAAAAACTTATTTCCAAATGGAGGATAGTTTATGACTCAGCCGTTTACTCGGTTACGTGAGAGGGTTACACCCTGCCCTATGGGCAGCTACCCGAACTTTAAGTGGGGGGAATTCTTTGTTGAATCCTCCCCACCCGGCACTTGGATCAAGCCACCTGGTGGCGTGATCAAGAGCGGTTCTGGTTGGCCATTTCTTAAGATGGAGACCACTGCAGATTGTCTGCATCCTGGTCCCCCCTATAAGACTGGCGGTCCTTTTCGTAACATAAAATACGAGTATGACGTGCCCGCAAACGGGCTAGTCGGTAACGGTACTTATTATTCGAACTTCAAAAGAGCCTTTAATGGTTCTATTGTTGGGACGAATAAGTATGTTGGTTCCATAGCTGGTTTTCCCAGTAATTGGAGTGGAACTGTAAGCTCTATGAGCTTAGCTGGTCCCATTCTATATGGATCACAGTTACCGAATACTCAGTCATTAGACAGCGGGGTTTGGGATCGTACCAAACCTAGGATTGAACAAGGTGGCTTATTTGTAGCTTTTGCGGAAATACGTGATGTACACCGCATGCTACATACCACGGCTAAGGGCTACCATGAAATATGGAAAGCCTTAGGCGGGGAGGTGTTTCCGACATGGAAACATCGCTTCCACTCTTGGGCCATGCGGCCCAAAGTGTTAGCAGATCACTTTATCAATCACAACTTCGGTTGGGTACCCTTCGTTAAAGATGTTCATGCAGTTTGCAGTAACATCGTGAACTACAAAGACCGAATTGCGAGATTAACTCGCGAAAACGGAAATTGGGTTCGAAGGCGCGCTGTCTTAGTAAACCAAGTAGAAGAAGGCGTCGTAGCACGCGGGGATGGGACACCAGATATCTGGCCTCTCAATACCAGCATGTTCGACGACTACTTTGCCATTGATGGCACAGGTCACTACTCCACACGTAAATGGGAATCCCAAGAACGTGTGTGGACGTATGCTACGTCCGTTGGTAGTTTCCGCTACTATTTGCCGGAATTTGATTCGTCATTGCCAGATTATTCTGGAATGTTTAAGACCGTTCAGCGTCAAATTGACTTGAACGGTGCGAGAATCAACCCGTCAAATGTTTACAAAGCTATACCTTGGACTTGGCTGGTTGATTGGGTTTCCATCACTGGTAAATCCATTCAAGCTGTCCAAGATGCATCCATGGATAACATGGCTGCCCGATATCTGTATCTTGTTCACCACTCAGTAAAAACGTTAATTCGAAGGTATTACCTTCCCTTTAACGCTCAATCTGGGGGGAGCAGGACGCTCCAATTTAGTCGAATTCTCGACCAAAAACAGCGAAAAGAAGCAGATAGTCCATTTGGTTTTGGCCTGTCTTGGGAATCTTTAAGTCCCAAACAATTGGCGATATTGGGGGCATTAGGTATCTTAAGAATAAGATAGACCTACCCCAACATCAATCTGCCTGTTTCTTTCATCAAGTCTACTTCCTTGACAAGAGGTAGATCGGAACAGGATTAACGTCCTTTAACCTAGGAGGTCAACCCTTTAATGTTTACCGATCCACAATCCATTACCGTTAACTCTGTAGCTCAATCGATGCCCCGAACTGAGACGGGTGGTATGAAAACCACCTATCAAAAGTCTGATGCATCCTTTAAGCTAATTCTGTCTCACACCCCGGCTAAGGACCGAATTCGGTCTATGGCGAGGTTTGAGCAGCGCGCCATCGTCGCGGACCCGCTCACAGCTGTGAACGACTACGAGACGTTGACGTTCTATGTTGTGATTGACCGGCCCGTTTACGGGTTTAGTCAAACTCAACTGGAACAGTTAATAGCCGGGTTTAAAACCTGGCTAGATAATACCGCAGTTGACAAGCTATATGGCCTAGAATCTTAAATGGATTCTTTGAGACCATATTATGCCCTCAACTGTTTTCGGTATTGGTAATTGGATTGCTGATATCGAATATCGGTATCAGAAGGCAGACACTACGGGCTAGATAGTCACCCCCTAATTAGGAGGAACTATGAAAAGCTACGTAAGTGACCAACTCAGGCTCATGGAAGCTGTCTATATAGACGCAACCATGAAGTGTGTCGCTGATGTCTCCGACTACCGAGATCTTAAAACAATTAGATCTCGGACTGAAAAGGAAGGGATTTCGTTTTTGACGATAACCCTACCCCAATTTTGCAAAGACTTCGAAAGAAGTCTTGCAAATGGAGTTATTGACTCATCAGCCTTCAAGAGTTTCAAGAAGGTTGGAGCAATCCCTGCACTGTTGCAAGGTATGCTCAGTCAACTTTTCAGTGTGGAGAATGGAAGGATATTACATGAACAAAAAGAAACCACAACCTCCGGTTCCTGTGCCGACTCCGCCACAAGCGGTGAAGCCAACGAATCGCGAGATACTGTTGTCTCTTCTTCTGGCAACATTTCCGACATTGTTGAGTCTGTTAGGCAAATCTGCCTTACCTTCTCAAAAGTCGAAATCGAGTGTACCCCAAGTAGGGTTCAACTCGCTCTTGCCAGATACGTGTCCATTGAGCACACCTTTGTTTCGTTTTCACCCCAATGTGAAGAGACTATTGCTTTTGGCATTGTCTCTTCTGTGCTATGGAATACTATGGTCAGTTCAATTGAACTTTCCAAATGTATTCCGAAGCACGGTCCTGGGGCCACTGCAGAATATATTTCGGGGAATCTGAAATATAACTGGAGTGAGTGGAACGATTGTCTTGAGCCTTATTTCCCTCTTATCGGAAATGGTTATCCACTTGGATTACCCTCCGATTCTGAGGAGCTCAAATCTTTAACAGTCCATTCCATGGGATCGGAACGCCCCGTTAGGGTCGTTCCGGTTCCAAAAACGTTGAAAGGTCCCCGCATTATAGCAATTGAGCCAAGCTGTATGCAATTTGCACAGCAGGGGATTATGGGAGAACTAGTTAGTTCCCTTGAATCCTATTGGTTGACAGCTGGTCACGTTAATTTTCGTGATCAGCATATAAACCAAAGCTTAGCTATATCTGCTTCGATCTCTGGTCGATTAGCAACGATTGACCTTTCTGATGCTAGTGATCGCGTTCCGCTTTCACTTGCATTAGTAATGTTTCAGTGCCATCCAGATTTATCGGATGCTATAGAAGCATGTAGATCGACATCGGCGCAGCTTCCTAATGGAAAGATTATTTCACCATTACGGAAGTTTGCGTCAATGGGTTCAGCTCTGTGTTTCCCTATAGAAGCTATGTATTTTTACACAGTTTGTGTAATAGCTCTCTTGAAGGAACACAACCTTCCAGTTACCCCGCTTAACATTTTTAGAGTTACGCGGGAAGTACACATCTATGGGGACGATATTATCGTCCCTACGATGTATGCGACTTCGGTTCTCGATCACCTGCGAAAATACAATTGCAAGGTGAATACCAATAAGACTTTCGGAGTTGGAAAATTCCGAGAATCATGTGGTATTGACGCTTATGCGGGTAAAGAGGTAACACCTGTTTATCTCCGCAAGGTTTGTCCTGAGAACCGGCGACAAAGCTCTGCTATCATCTCGTGGGTAGCTACAGCTAACCTATTCTATCGAAAAGGTTACTGGAGGACTACTGACTTCATGCGAAAACGCATTGAAGCCCTCATAGGGCCTTTGCCCTATGTGTCTGAGACAAGCTCTGCTTTGGGCCATTTATCCTATTTGGGATATCGTTCCGTTGAAAGATGGAACCGAAATCTCCAACGCTTTGAAATAAAGGGTTGGGTCCCAACTCCAGTATATCGCACTGATATATTGGAAGGATATGGTGCTCTGTCAAAAAGCCTCCTCGGGCTGGAACAGCGTGAAAACGCCGTCCCAGACTCCTTGGACGCCCATGCACTAGAGCGTTCAGCACTGCACGGCGCAGTAACACTTAAACGCCGCTGGGTACCTTCCCTCAGTTAATGGGAGGGGTCGGGGCTAAATGCCCTTGGTGGG